TATCAAGTCCGGCAAGGAAGCACACCAATGATGACGCAAAAATATACACGAGGGGCGGTGTTAAATGTAAAAACCAACCGCAGAAGTAATCGCCACCCCCGTCAGTTTTTTATGGACGACAGTTTAGAAAGGTGAAAGTTGGATTTAAAGCATTTTCTTAAAACGATAACAATGGCAAGAACTGGAAGGCCACGAGCAAAAGAATTGGAAATAAACGGTATCATTCATCAAGAATGCAGAAAGTGCAAGGATATGAAGCCACATCATTGTTTTGGAAAAAACAATGTAAGGCATAATGGAATCGGCACCATTTGCAAAAATTGCTCTAAAAAGAAAAATCCAAAGACGAAAGGACGAAAGCCAAATCCGATGCGTGTCAATGACAAAGGGCAAAAAGAAAATTTTTGTGGAACTTGTAATACATTCAAAACTTTTGACGCGTTCAATAAAGAAGGGAGGACAAAAAATGGTTTTGCCACAATGTGTCGTGAATGCGAAAAGAAAAAATCATCGTATCAACAATCTTTGATTAGGCTGAAACAACAAAGAATCGAAGCTAAAAAGATTCTGCATCAATCAGTCATTGATAGCGGTAAGACTTGTTCGGTTTGTTATACATTGAAACCACACACCAGTTTTGAAGAATCAAAACAATATCGTGACGGATTCTTGAAACGATGCAACGATTGCGCACAAAAAAGAAAAAAGGAATTGTCGAAGAAATATAATCATCAAAAGAATGAACGCATAATGAATGACCCGGTTGCCAAATCAAGAAAGAACGCAAGGCGAATGATTTTGTCGGCATTCAGATATGTGGGTTCAAAGAAAAATGCAAAGACGTATGAAATCATTGGGTTGGATGCAAAGACATTTGAACAATGGTTGCGTGACGTTTCAAGGGTAAAACCCGAAACACACAATGTTCATATCGATCACGTGATTCCTATATCATCAGCACAATCACACGATGAGGTTTTAGCGTTGAGCCATTTCAGTAATTTGCAATGGCTGGCTCACGATGAAAATATTCGCAAAAGAGATGAGAAAATAAAGGAATGCGATTTGTTTCGTGTGTTTGAATTCACGCCATACGAAAGCACAATCAAGCAAATAATTAAAAGAAACGATTTTGAAATAATCGGTTCAAAAGAAAAATACTAATGCCAAGAGGAAAAAAGCCAATGCCAACGGCGATGCTGAAGGCAAACGGAACATACGAACCCGGAAAGCACGGGCAACGATTCGAAGCCGACGGAACACCGTCCGCACCAACGATCCAGTCAGCAAACGAAACGTTTGATTACTTGGTCAAGAAATTGGATGACCTTGGTGTCGTTGCGGAAATCGACGCGATGGCGTTGCAGATGTTGGCGGACGCTTGGGAAGATTACCAAGTGGCACGCAACGTAATCAAAGAACAAGGCCCGACGTATTCAACCACAACGGCGCAAGGCGATTTGATGTGGCGACCACGCCCGGAAGTTCTGATGATGAATCAGTCGTGGGCAAAGGTTGAAAAGATGATGGTTCAATTTGGATTGACGGCATCGTCGCGTGCCAAAATATCGGTTGAAGAAAAAATACAAACGTTAGACGATTTGATTGAGTAATGCACCACGACGAAACAAAATCAAACAAGATTATCAATTTCATTGAGCGCGTATGCACACACGTCAAAGGTGATTTGGCTGGCAAACCGTTTTTGTTGGAGCCGTGGCAACACGATTTCATTCACCAGTTGTTCGGCACAATGAACGATGGCGGTTTAAGACAATACCGAACATCGTACGTGCAGATTCCGAGAAAGAACGGGAAGTCGAATCTTTCGGCGGCCATTGCACTTGCAACGTTGTTCGTTGACAAGGAACCCGGCGCCGAAATCTATTGTTGTGCATCGTCGCGCGATCAAGCGAAAATCGTTTTTGATGTGGCAAAGCAAATGATTCGGAATTCCGCAATCTTGTCGCGTGAATGCAACGTGTTCCAAAATTCAATCGTAAAGAAAGGAACCAATTCGTTTTTGAAAGCGGTCGCCGCGGAAGCGGGGACGTTGCACGGGGCGAATGCCAGTTGTGTCATTTACGACGAATTGCACACGGCGAAGAATCGTGAACTTTGGGATGTTATGGCGACATCGATGGGTGCGCGTTCGCAACCGCTGATGATAGCCATCACCACGGCGGGTGTGTTTGATCCGAATTCCATTTGTTACGAATTGTACGATTACGGAAAGAAGGTGCGCGAAGGTGTGGTGAGTGACGACACCTTTTTGCCATTGATATACGAAGCCGACCCGGGTGACGACATCCACGATGAAGAAACTTGGAAAAAGGCGAATCCAAATTTTGGCATCAGCATCAAACCCGAATATTTCAAAAAGATGGCGAACGAAGCCAAATCGTTGCCGTCGGCGGAAATCGCATTCCGACAACTACACTTGAATCAATGGGTCAATTCATTATCGGGTTGGATTGCCGACGACGAATGGATGCAATCGGCGGGCAACATTGATTTGGAAGAATTAAGAAATCGCAAATGTTATGCGGGATTAGATTTGGCGGCCACGGAAGATGTCACGGCGTTCGTCCTGGTGTTTCCAATGGACGACGACAGCATCAAGGTCGTTCCAAAGATGTTTGTTTCCGAAGCGGCGGTCGAACGACGTCGGAATCAGACGGGCGGATCGTATGATAAATTTGTGGCCAACAAAGAATTGATCGTGACCGAAGGAAATTCCACGGATTACAACGTCATTCAAAAGACGATTTTGGAATGTGCGGAAATGTTCGACATCCAGTCGATTGCGTTTGACCGATGGAATTCCAATTCGTTGGTGCAACAATTGACCGACAAAGGATTGGAAATGGATCCGTTCGGTCAAGGTTTTATATCTATGACGGCACCGATTAAGAATGCGGAAGTGTTGGTGAAGAAAAGATTGTTGCATCATGGCGGCAATGGAATGTTGCGTTGGATGGTGGCCAATGTGGTGACAAAAAAAGACGATGCCGAAAACATAAAGTTCAGCAAGGCGAAGGCGGGCGATAAGATTGACGGCATCATTGCAATGATCATGGCGTTGGGTGAAATGATGACGATGGAAAATAAAGACGTGACCGGTTCGTCCACGTACGAATCACAAGGCATTCGAATGTTATGATGAAATTAGAAGATGCCCGCGATTTGGGATTGAAATTGTTTGAATTGGGATTCACGCCGTGGATCGCGGAAACGGGCGACGGTTATGTCATTCGGATATTGTTAGAAGGCGAAATCATCAATGTTTTTCGCACCGATGTGGAGGCAAACAAAAAAAATTGAACTTTTTTTTCCACGGATTGTGAATTGTATTGGTTTTTTACTTACATTTACATTGTAAAACAACCACAAAAAACAATTACAATGAAAATTCAAGCAAAAGAAATCAAAGTCGGAAACACAATCAAATTGGGTGATTGCGTTGGAAATGTTTTGGAAATCAAAGAATCATTCCAAAAAAACGGAAAAAGATTGTTAAGTTTCTTGATTGATTCGCCAGAAAGAATAGAAAAACAAAGATTGATGGTCGGCACAATGGAAGTTGTTGTCCCAGCGAAAAAGCGTTTTGAAACTTGCAAAGAAACAACAAAGGTTCACGTTTACTAAAAACAACCCACCACACCACCACCCCCCGCTGAGATAAACGGGGGGATTTGGTGGTAGAAAGTATCACGTTTATATTTAGAGCAAATGAACCACATTGAACACATAACCATCGGCACCATCATTGAGATGGTGCGCACTGGCAGAAGATTCGTGGTGGATAGCATAACGCCACAAGGAATCGTCTTGAAAGAATGTTCGCGACTTGTCACATTTTCGCGTTCGGCATTGAATGAAAGGTTGAAAAGAAAATCGGCTTTCATTGTACAACATTAGCGAAACGAAGCCCGTTCGGGCGGTAGTTGTTTTTTGGTTGGAAGGGACGTCATTCGTGGCGTCCCTTTTTGTTGAAAATCAATTTTTTGACCATTGCAAATGATAATGTATTTTTATCGTGAATTGTACAATCATTTTCAACCGAATGGCCGAAAATCAAAATCTTTTCGGGCGAATTTTAGGGGCGTTCAGAAACAACCCAAATCGTCCATCGACGTCGTTGGCGAACCCGGCCGAATGGTTGTTCGCTGATAACGAATCGAAAACCGGAATCGCGGTGACTGAAAACACGGCGATGCAATTGTCGGCGGTATTCGGTGCCGTTCGTGTTATATCTGAAACCATGGCGACATTGCCGTGGCACGTTAAGCAAACCAACGACGGAATCGTCGTCGATGCCGAAGCGCATCCAATCAACAAACTGATTCATCACCCAAATGCAATGATGACGGATTTCACTTTCCGTGAAACGTGTCAAGCGCATTTGTGTCTACATGGCAACGCATTCATCGCAATCAAACGTGACGGCGCTGGGAATCCATTGCAATTGATTCCTATCCATCCGGATCGTGTAGATGTCAAAGTTTACAAGGACGAAAAGTTCTATCAAGTGGACGGAAAGGAAACGTTCGACGATTCTGAAATGATTCACTTGGTTGGATTAGGATTCGACGGCGTGATGGGCAAATCAGTATTGGAGGCCGCACGCGAATCGATTGGCCTTGGATTAGCGGCAGATAGATTTGGCGGTTCGTTCTTTGGAAACGGCGCAAATGTATCGGCGGTCTTAACGCACCCCGGAAGGCTATCAGATGAGGCCTACAAACGTTTGATTCGTTCGTGGACACAACGCAACGCGGGATTGGATAACGCCCACAAAACGGCGATTCTTGAAGAAGGGATGAAGGTGGAAAAAATGTCCATCAGTCCGCAAGAATCACAATTCATCAGCACAAGAAAATTTGGCGTTGAAGATATCGCACGTTTTTTCCGTTTGCCATTGGCTTATTTGGGTTCGATGGAGAATTCAAGCACACGCGCCAATGTAGAGGAGCAAGGAATAATGTTCCAACGCAACACGATTTTGCCGTGGGTGAAACGCTGGGAAGCGGAGTTCAACCGCAAATTGTTCATTGGCAATGATGCGGAACGTTACTACATCCGATTCAATATGGACGGATTGTTGCGTGGCGACATTCGTTCACGCTACGAAGCGTACACAAAAGGACGTCAATGGGGCTGGATCAGCGCAAACGACGTTCGCAAATTTGAAAATTTAGCACCAATTGAAGGCGGTGACGCATACTTGCAACCGATGAACATGGTGGAAGTAGGACGCCCACAAAACGACGAAAACGATGCCGTGGAGTAACTACCCAAAGGCGGCATCAGATAATGCCGCAAAAGCGCTGAAACATCGCGAAGAAAACGGCACCGATTGTGGAACGCCGGTGGGTTGGGCACGTGCATCGCAATTGTCAAATCGCGAACCCATTTCGGACGACGTTTTGGTTCGCACCTATTCGTTTTTGTCGCGCGCTAAAGTGTACGACCAAGGCGATTTCATCGATGCCGATGGCAATGAAATTTGCGGGTCTATTATGTACGCCGCATGGGGTGGTGATGAAATGTTAAGTTGGGCAAAAAGAACAATTGAACAAATGGAAGAAAACAAAGGCGAAAGCAAGAACGAAAGACATATCAAATCCGTGGTTGAAACCGATGACGAAATCGTCATCACATTCGGCAAATCGGAAATGGACGAAGCTGGATATAAAGACGAAGAACGTGCAGAACCAAACGAATTGTCGGTTGGTGATTTTGTGCGTTGGAGTTCATCCGGTGGAAACGCATATGGCCGTATCATCCAAGTGGAACGCGACGGCGAAGTTGAAGCCGATTCGGGTTTCATCGTGAACGGCACGGCGGATGATCCCGCCGCCCTTATTAGGTTGTACCGCTACGATT